GAGAGAAGCAGTTGATGCTCCTATTAAAATAAACTCATTTTATAGATGTGAAGAACTTAATAAAGCTATTGGAGGCAGCAGTAAAAGCCAACATTGTCAAGGACGTGCTATTGATATTGACGATATTTATGGTAATGTTAGTAATGCTTATATGTATTATTACATTAAAGATAATCTCGACTTTGACCAACTTATTTGGGAGTTTGGCACAGATGATAGTCCTGATTGGGTTCACGTTAGTTATGTAGATGGTGACTCCAACAGAAAAAGATGCCTAAAAGCTATAAGAGAAAATGGTAAAACTAAATATATAGATATAACAAATGAGCAAGATATTAAGTAAATTATTTGGAGCTGCAGGTGGAAACATAGCAGAAAAGATTTCAGGCATAATAGATAAACATACTTTTAGTAAAGTAGAGAAAGCTCAACTTGAAAAAGAAATGGAGCAGATCTGGATTGATGCAGAAGCTGACATACAAAAGAATGTTACTGAGAGATGGAAAGTAGATATGGCTTCTGATAGTTGGCTTAGTAAGAATGTTAGACCTTTAGTTCTTATATTTTTAGTTGTGTCTACAGTTCTTATGGTATTTATTGATGCAGGTGTTATTGCATTTGAAGTTAAAGCAAATTGGATTGACTTATTACAATTAGTACTTATAACGGTCATAGGAGCTTATTTTGGGGGTCGTAGTGCAGAGAAATTTAGAAAGTAATGGCAAAGCTAACCACAAGTAATTATCGTGCCTCTAAACGCACAAAAAGACCTGGTGTTCATTCTAAGAATGCTAGTAAGGGTCAAGTAAAATTTAAAAAGAAATATAAAGGACAAGGCAGATAAATATTTTTTTATATATTTGTTCTTGCTTATAGCTAAACTTGCACAACCTAATAAAGTTGGAAGGTGCTTGGAACAGGTATTACTTTCTTTCTTTTTTACTAGGTTTTTTCTTTCTTTTTCTTTTTACTCTTTTTCTTTTTCTTTCTTTTAATTATAATTTATATCTTAGTGTATATGAGAAAGGTATCACGCAAAAGTCTTGTAAAGAAATTAGATGCAATATTTTCTGAATATATAAGACTTAGAAAAGCTAATAAGAAAGGCATAGTAACTTGCTATACTTGTGGAAAGAAAGCATATTGGAAAGGTGCAGGAATGCAGAATGGACATTTTATGTCTAGAAAATCTTACTCTACAAGATGGGAGGAGCTTAACTGCCAAGTACAATGCTATTCCTGTAATGTGATGAGATATGGTGAACAATACAAGTATGGCTTAGAACTCCAAAAAGAATATGGTAAAGACTTACCAGAACAACTTCTTATACAATCTAAACAGATTAAAAAGTTCTCTAATATAGACTTAGAGGATATGATAAATAAATACAAAGACTTAGTAGATAAAAGGAAAAAAGAATTATCTTTGTAAGCATAATCTGTTTCTCGCAGGTCTTATAGTTTTGTTTTGAAGGGAGGGATTAATTTTCCTCCTTTTTTTTTATGCACTTGTTTTATTAACATTTTTTAATTAACTTGCTAAAGTATTGCAATGAAGCAATATATTAAAAACAATTTTATATGACACATAGAGAAGACTTGCGAAGAATTAGAAATTCAGTAGATTGGATATTTACAGAAGCTGAAGATTTGCGAAAAAAATTAAATCAAGAAATTGATAAAAACACTAACTTAGAAAATATTATAAAATCCAAAAATAATATTATTAAAGAAAAAGATAATATCATAAATTCTTTAGAACTTCAAATTACACAACAAGAAGTAAGAATGTCTTATTTAGAAGTAGGTAATAACATAGTAGACGAATATATAAAATAATAAATATGAATTATACAGCACAAGTAAAAGAAATACACAAAACAGATAGAGAACCTTTCGGTGATAATATGTTAACTTATAAAATGAAAACTTCTAAACACGAAGGATTTTTATATACTCCTAAATTAAACATACAAAAAGGAGATGAAATCAATTATGATTATTATAAACAGAAAGATCAACATTATAAGTTTACTAAAGTTAAAAAAGTAGGTATGTACAATAATTATAAAAAAGATACTAGTACACAGTCTGTATCTAAACCTTTAGACACTCACAATAGTATATTAAGACAAGTAGCATTTAAAGGAGCTATAGAACTTGCTTCTTCTGGCAAGATAAACATACAAGAGATAGAAGAATTTACAAATACATTTAATCAAATTTTAAAATAATAAATATGGAAATTACAGGTAGAATTAAAAAGATCAATAGTACACAAACTAGAGGAGCTAATAATTTTAGAACTAGAAGTATGTGGCTTGTAACTAGTGGCAAGTATCCTCAAACTTTACAGGTAGAGTTTACACAAGATAAAGTCAATCTATTAAACAGCTTTACAGAAGGTTCTTTTGTTAGAACTGCTATCAACCTAAGAGGTAGAGAATGGCAGAATCCAAAGACAAATGAGGTGAAAGTATTTAATACTATTGAAGGATGGAAGTTAGAAGATGATGTAGAACAAGTAAGTGCTTCACAACAGAGTCCTGATAGAAATGAGAAAGTTTTTGAGAATAACAATCCTTTCTAAATGAATGCAGAAGAAAGAAAAAAGACCCCTGTTTATTCAGGGGTTTTAAATTATTTCCCTGATGCTATTTTAGAAGTGGCAAAAGTTTCTTATATTGGTAATCAACAACACAATCCAAACAAACCATTACATTGGGATAGAAGTAAATCAGGAGATGAATTAGATGCTCTTAGTAGACATCTTATTGAAGCAGGTAAGATTGATAGTGATGGAATGAGGCATAGCGCAAAGGTTGCGTGGCGCGCACTCTCTAACTTGCAAAAAGAAATAGAAAACGATAATTAAGATGCTAATAAACTTTGACCAACAGATTGATAAACTACAACAAATCAGGTCAGGAAAGATAGTAGAAGGTTTAGCATTAGGATTTCCAGAAATAGACGAATACTTTAGATTTAAACAAGGTAACTTTTTAGTATGCTTAGGTCACGCTAATGTAGGTAAGACTACTGTGATCTTATATATGATGTTATTGTATTCTATAAAGCATAATATTAGATGGCTTGTATTTTCTAGTGAGAATGAAGCACATAGTATTATTAGAAAACTAATAGAATTCCTAGCAGCAAAACCTATAAACAAAATACCTGAAGAAGAATTTGAGAAGCACAAGAGCTTTGTGTTTAATCAATTTAAAATAATAGATTCTAACGAGCTTCATACTTATAAGACTTTATTAGAATTAGCTACAAGTATTAAAAAGGCTTGGAACTATCACGGATTTCTTATAGACCCTTACAACTCTTTAATGAAAGATAGAGAGATGTTAAAAGGTATTAACTCTCACGACTATGACTATGAAGCAACATCTGAAATAAGATTATTCTGCAAGACTCATAATGTAGCAGTATGGTTAAATACTCACGCAGCTACAGAAGCATTAAGAAAGAAGCACGGAACATCTGATGAATATGCAGGACATCCTATTCCTCCAATGGCTAGTGATGTTGAAGGTGGGGGGAAGTTCGTCAACAGAAGTGATGAATTCTTAGTGATTCATAGATATACACAACACCCTACTGATTGGATGTATAATCATATTCACGTTAGAAAAGTAAAAGACATTGATACAGGAGGTAGACCTACTCCAATAGATGACCCTATAAAACTTAAATCAATACTTAATAATGTAGGATTTCAGATTAATGGTAATAATATAATAACACCAACTTTAACTGAGCAAATAAACTTACCATTTTGAAAACTCCTGTAGAATTAGCATATGATAAACATAACCAATGGGTAGAGATAGTACAAACCTTTGGTGGCTTAAATAAAGAGGAGTGTGAAGATTTGGTACAAACTATGTATATTCTGCTAATAAAGAATACTCAAAAAGGAATAGATTATTTATATAAAGATGAGATAAACTATTATTATGTTTTTAAAATACTTAGAGGATTGTATGTAGATTTAATTAGAAAGAAAAGTAAAGTAAAACTGATTAGCTTAGAAAACATAGAACCTGTCACAGAAATAGATCATAACAATTATGATGAGGTCTATAATAAGCTCCAGGATATTTTAAAAGATATGTACTGGTATGATAAAAAAGTATTTGAAATAATAGAAGATGGCACTAACATAAGTGAACTGTCAAGAAAAAGTAAAATAAGTTATTACAGCTTATACAATACTTACAAGAAAGTTAAACAGAAACTAAAAGATAATTT